ACAGCGTCTACCGCTAACGCCATCAAGTAAACGTCTTCCTTTTGGTCAAATGGCACACAATCGAATTCGTCCGACTCTCTACCCTCAGTCGCTATGTCGAATAGTTCCCGTGCCGTGGTTGGTTTATACATCTCGTACCTTCCTTCGTTTTGCTTGCCTCCATATCTTAGGCACAAGTGTTTAGAAACGTCAACAGCAAATAGGGGAAATGTGTCTACCAGTGAACGTTACGAAAACATTACGAAACACACCAAACCCACTAAACAAGCCATATCGAAAACAAGCGAAGCAATAAACCACCCCAAAAACAGCCCCAAAAAAACCCCAAATATGACTAAACACCACCCCAAAGAATAGCGATATCAAACCACCCTGGCAGAAGTGATATCACCAAACCCCGAACCGTTGCCTACCCATAGCAGGCGTCCGCATTTGCGCAGTGCGGACACGGTACGAACCCGCCCCGCCCCGTAGCCCTCCGCCCCGTGCACTGTGCGTCGTGTACAGGTACGTAATGGGACAAGACTGGGCGAAATTTAAAGTCCAGAGGACTTTAAATTTGGGTTTCTGTGGCCAGAGGCCACAGAAACTACGCTAGGCCACCCCGACGGCACCCCACCCCCCTACGGGGGGGCGCCCCTCCGCTCTTGTGTATGTATAGATATCCATTTGGAATGCGTTCTATTTTTAGAACTGGGTTTGGCGGAAGTTTGGGTTCCTGTGTTGTTGCCTGGGGTTCTTTGTCGCTGTATGCGTCAAAGTTTCTAGGTACTGGTACTGAGTATCAATTTCTATCTTTGGGAGATAGAAATTGGTACTGAGTACGTACTTAGTACTATGGGCGGTTTGTCCCGTTTTTCCAACCTGTTTTTTTGTTTTGTAACAGTACTGTCATATAGTTGTTAGGTGTCTGCTTGGGACATCTGTCCTATGGTGGTAGTACGTAAACGAAGGAGCGCATACATGCCACAGAATGGTGGAGGCCGAGGCTGGTCTTGGGACGAGGACTCAAACGAGAAAGTGATGCCTGACACCTGGAAGGCGTTACTAGAGTGGCTCCTATTAGGTCCTGAAAGGTCACCTAAGACTCAGAAGGAATGGGCGGCTGAACAGGAAATCCATCAGGATTCTGTTCGCCGCATAAAACGTGATCCACGGTTTATCCGTGAGTGGGATCGTCGTGCAGCAGAACTGAACATCAACCCTGAACGGGTTCAGAGCGTCATAGATGCTTTATGGCAGCAGGCTGCCAGTGGTGATGTGAAGGCTGCTTCTTTGTATTTGCAATACATTGAGAAGTTCACTCCGAAGCGTAAGGTGGTTATGGAAGATGAGCGGGACGTTGAGTCTTTTAGTGATGACGAGCTTGCTTCGTTGTTGGAAGAAGAAGTGGCTTCTTTGCGTTTAATTAAAGGTGGTTTGGACGATGCCTAAGGTTGGTAAGAAACATTATTCGTATACGCCTAAGGGGCGTGCTGCGGCTGCGAAGCAGGCGAAGCGTACTGGCAAAAAGGTTACTAATAAGAGGAAGAAGTAGTGGAGTTGCAGGATTTGCGTGATGATGGGATGTGGATGCAGTTGGAGGCGATGGGGGAGCGCCCTGATTTGTTGACTGATCCTTTTTTGGATGATGAACCGTTGGAGTGTGGTTTGGATAATCCTGAGGTGTGTGAGTCTTGTCAATAGGGGGTTGTGGTGGAAATAGAGGATGTTGCGGAGAGAGCGTCGATTTGGTCGGATGCGATCAAGAAGATTGTTGCAGCGATTACTGCTGCTGTGGTTGCGTTGATTGCGGCTGTCAGCGGTGTGACGATGTTGTGGTCGGATGATGATCCTGAACCTGTTCGGATTGAAACGGAGTATGTTGGTGGGGGTTCTTCTTTTGGGCCTCAGTGTTCACAGTTGATGTCTACGATTGAACATACGTGGACTGAGCAGCAATGGTCGGTTTGGGAGCAGTTGCGGAAGAGTATGGGTTGTTGAGTTGTGAGTCGTTTGACGGAGTTGCGCCAAGAGGTGGAGTGGCGGAAGTGTGTTAGGAGCGAGAAATATTTTTTACAGAATTTTTGGCACATTGCTCACCCTGCTCACGGGCGTATTCTTTTTGCTTTACGTGAGGCTCAGGCGAAAGCTCTCGAAGAGTGGGCAGATAATAGATATTCGCTTACGTTAAAGGCGAGGCAGATTGGGTGGACGACTTTGGTGTCGGCTCACCAGTTTTGGTTGGCGTTTTTTCATCCTGACCAGAACATTATTGATTTGTCTCGTACTGAGCGTGAAGCGGTGTTGTTGCTTCGTAAAACGAAATACGGTTTTAAGCATTTGCCTAATTGGATGTTGGATCGTGGCCCTAAGTCGTTGGTTGAGCATCAGCAACGTATGGCGTTTGATAATGGATCGCAGATTACTTCTATGCCGTCTGCGTCTGATCCTGCTCGTGGCGAGTCTGCGACGCTGATTGTGGTTGATGAGTGGGCTTTCTTGCCTAATGCGGAGGAAGCGTGGGCTTCTATTGAGCCTGTTGCTGACGTGGGGGGCCGTATTATTGGTTTAAGTACGGCTAATGGGTCTGGAAACTTTTATCATCATTTGTGGACTGGTTCTACGACGGGGAATAACAAGTTTTCTCCCATGTTTTTTCCTTGGTCTGCTACGGAGGATAGGGATGACTCTTGGTATCAAGCAAAACGAGATTCGATGTTGCCGTGGCAGTTGGCTCAGGAGTACCCGACCACCCCCGAAGAGGCTTTTATTCGTTCGGGAAACCCTGTGTTTGATTTGGATGTGCTTGATGCTATGCAAATGCATGTGGAAGCTGGCCGTTACGGGTATCTTCACGAGATCCAGCCAAGAGTTTTGGAGTTTAGATGCTGACGGTGTGGCAGGAACCAGAGCGGTGGAGCGGATACGTCCTTGGCGTGGACACGGCTGAGGGTTTAGGTCATGGTGACTATTCGTGTATTCAGGTATTGGATACGAAAGAAGGTACGCAGGTGGCGGTATGGCACGGCCATATCCCGCCTGATGAGTTGGCATATGAGGTACATAACCTTGGAATTTGGTATGGCAATGCTTTGTGTTGTGTGGAATCCAATAACCACGGGTTGACGACTATTACTCAGTTACGTCAGTTGGGTTATCCGAACATGTTTCGTCGTAGGTCGTTAAATAGTCAGACGGATCGTATGTCTCAGGAGTTTGGGTGGAAAACTACTCGTACTTCTAAGCCGTTAATGATTGACGATTTGTCTATGGCTTTACGTAACGACGAACTGGTTTTGAAGGACCAGCATACGATTGCTGAATTACGCACTTATGTGCGTAATGAGCGTGGTGGCATGTCTGGTTCTCCGCATGATGACCGTGTGATGGCGTTGGCGTTAGCTAACCAAATGCGCAAGTATGCGTTCATACCTGAGTATGTTCAACAGGTAGATGATACATATACTTTTGATTGGTGGATGAGACAAGCCAACAAACGGCAAACTGTAAGCGATACGATTGGCTTGAACACGTTACGTGGGACAGCTTAAATATGTCTTAGACATGTCTCTATGATTGGAGTGGCCGATAATGGCTAACAACCGAAAATATAATGCATCAGGGATGGGCGAAACAATGCGCATCAACCATGCACAGCTTTACAATGGACCTCCTGCTGAGGGTGGTTCTCAGCCAAATGAACCTCGTTTCACGGGTGCTATGAACCAAGTTCATCCTGGTGATAAGGGTGCAGGTATGCGAGTTCGTGAAACTCCGTTGAACCAGCATGGAACTACAGGTCGGGTTGAGCCTGGTCCTGGTCTTCCTCAGCCTGATAGTGCTGTTCAAAGCACCTGAGTATGGCGGTCATCCCAGATGGGGCGACCTTTGAAGAGTTCACCCAATACGTTATTGCACGTCGTGGGCAAGTTCCTTTAACGGAACTTAAAGAACTTTGGGAGCGTCGTTTACGCCTCAAATCGGTAACGGTTGCTAGAGGCGAAACGATGCGTAACATGTTGCCACCAGAAGATCGTGACCTAACTGTTAGGGAACGAGAGAAGAAAATCATTTCAGAGGCTCGTGCTGCTGGGCATGAACCCATTTATCAAGGGCGACGCTGGGTATAGATATGGCACGGATGACGAAAGCCGACAGATATTCTCAAACAAAAGAGAGAATAGATAACACGTACAGGTGGCGTAGCGAAGAAGGCTACGACGCTAAGTGGCATCGGATGATTGACCTTTATAGAGGCAAAACATTTCCTGGTGCTGGTGGGGGTTATGAAGGAAATGTCGGTTATGACCGAATTTCTGTCAATATGGCTTTCTCAACCGTTAATGTCATTGCCCCGAGCGTTGCGGTAAACCATCCAACAATTACTGTTACAGCAAACAAAGAGGGTGACGAATCACGAGCCGTCTTTGTTGAGGCAGTAATTAATTATCTGTGGAGACATCACGACTATCGGAAACCATTTCGGCGGGCAGTCAAAGATTTTCTTATCGTGGGCCACGGCTGGCTTAAAGTCGGTTGGCGGTTCGTGGAACAAGAAAGAGATTTGACTCCCGCTGAGATGGCTGCTGAATACAATGCAGCTACTCTCGAAGTCGATCAGTTTGCTTACGATAACCCTGAAATGATGAATGATCTTCCATCAGATCAAGATGTGATGGACGCTATTCCTTCTAAAAAGATGGAAGTTGTAGAGGATCAAGCGTTTGTGGAACGGATTAGCCCGTTTGACATGCTTATAGATCCAGAAGCGACATGTCTTGATGATGCCCGTTGGATTGCCCAACGTATCGTGCGTCCACTTGCAGAAGTAAAACGAGACAAAAGGTTTAAGCGATCAGTTCGACAAAACCTGGTCGCTGACTCTGGTGTTCGTTACCGCTGGGATGGCGATAACGAACGTGAACAGTACAACGAAGTAACTGCACGAGTTACCTTGTACGAATTTTATGATCTTGAAGATGGCACAATCTCTGTTTGTTCAGAAGGTGGCGACGACTACCTGCTGGACCCAACTGAAATGCCATACCATTTCGGTCATCCGTTTGTGATGATGCGGAACTATGACGTTCCTGACGTGTTCTACCCAATGGGTGACCTTGAAGCTATCGAATCGCTTCAAGAGGAACTAAACAAAACTCGTTCTCAAATGGTGAACCACAGGAAACGGTACGCACGAAAGTATCTTTATCACGAGCGTTCATTTGGGCCTGAAGGCCGTGAAGCATTGGAATCTGATGAAGATGGACGTTTTGTTCCTGTTATCGACGAGAACCGTGATCTTGCGGGAGTGGTCCAACCATTACCGCAAGTCCCTCTTGCTCCCGAAATGTACAACCACTCCAATGTTATCGAAGGAGACATAAACACTGTAAGCGGTGTATCTGAATATGCCCGTGGACAGATGCCAGAAACTCGTCGTACAGCTACAGAGGCCAGCATCATTGTTGATGCAGGCAATGCTCGTGCGGCAGACAAACTGGCGATTGTAGAAATTTCTATTTCAGAAGTTGCACGTATGGTTATGCAACTGATGATGCAGTACATGACTGATGCCCAAATGGTGCGTATCACAGGCAAAGATGACCAAAAATATTTTGTCGCTTACAGCCGTGATGACATTGTTGGAGAGTTCGATTTCTCTGTTGAAGGCGGTTCTACGCAACCGTTTAACGAAACGGCTAGAAGGCAGCAAGCAATTTCTTTATTGAACGCTATGGCTCCGCTGATTGGCACTGTTGTCGATCCTGCGGAAATAGCCAAACATGTGTTGTCTTATGGGTTTGGGATTAATGATCCTGACCGTTACATGATTCAACAACAAACACCTGTTGATGCCCAAGTGGCACAAGAGGAATCTGGGGGGGTAGCCGATCCGTTCGGTGTACCTCCAATGTCACAAGGAGGCATGGGGCCAGGACCAATCCCCGAACAAGTCTTTGAAGGCACAGGTGGAGTACCACCCGAATTGATAAGTCAACTCCAGAACCAAATGGGTATAGAGTTGCCTAACATGTAATGGGACACTTCCATGTGTCATATAGGAACACCCGAAAGGATTCCTGATGGATGAAAACACAGCCTTGGGACTGGATACCAGTAACCCGAGCGAAACAAGCGAAGATAGCGGCCCTTCTTATACGGTCACCGTTGACGGTGAACAAATGGATGTGTCGCAAACTGAGCTTATTAATGGCTACCAACGCCAAGCGGATTACACACGTAAAACGCAAGAGTTGGCAACTGAACGCGAAAGATTGGCTCAAGGTGAGGCAATCGTCCAAGCGTTGGAGTCTAATCCCGAAAGTGCCGTGTCAGCTTTAGCTGATGCGTTTGGGATCAGAATGGGCAACCAAGTATCTATTCCCGAAGAGGAAATGGAAGAACTGGACCCAGAAGAAACCAGGCTTAGACGACTTGAATCGGCCATTGAAGAACAAGATCGCTTAAACAGACAGCAAAATTTGCAGAAGGAAATGAACACCCTGCGAGACAAATATCAAGCTGACATAGATGAGAATGCTTTGTACTCTCACGCTTTGAAACACAATATTGGAAACTTGGATGCTGCTTATGCGCATATGACTTATGCGGATTTGCAAGATAAAGCTAAGAACTCTGACATTGTTGAAGAAAAGCGTGCAGCCTCAGTTATTGAGGATGGTTCGGGTTCGGCACCAGGTACTGTCAGTCGTGATTTTGGTAACGCAGTTAGTTCTATTCGTGATGCTTATGAGCTTGCAACTAAACAATTATCCGAATAACTAATTAAGGAGTAGACGTGGCTGGTAACGCAAACTTTGACCAAATTTTGTCAACCACTCTCTATAACTACGTCCCTAAGCTGGCTGACAACGTTTTCGGTGCTCGCCCTCTGTTTTATGCGCTTACCAATGGTCAAACCATTAGGCGTGTGAGCGGCGGTGCAAAAATCGTTGTTCCAATCATCTATGGGTCTAACTCAACTGCCGCTTCATATGCTGGTGCTGACACAATTCCTATCACTGCTCAAGATGGCATTAGTGCCGCAGAGTACGACTGGAAACAATACGCAGCAACAGTAACTATTACTGGTATTGAAGAAGGCAAAAACAACGGTGAAGCACAGATCATTGACCTCCTTGAGGGCAAGATCATGCAAGCCGAACAAACCATCATCGACAACATGAACACTATGTTCTGGGGTGATGGCACAGGTAATGGCGGTGACGATTGGAATGGTATCCAAAACATTGTTGCTGGCGGAACTCTGGGTGGAATTAACTCAGGTGCGGCTGGTAACTCGTGGTGGGCACCAACTCAAACGAACCACGGTGCGGCAGCATTGTCTTTGGCAGCAATGTCAAAGATTTACAATGATGTTTCTGTTGGCAATGACCAACCGACCATTATCTTTACTGACCAAGAGCGTTACGAAGATTATGAAGCTTTGCTTCAGCCAAACCTTCGGTACACAAGTGCCGAAATAGCTGACGCAGGGTTCCAAAATTTACTTTTTAAGGGCGCTCCCGTCACATTTGATAGCAACTGCGAAGCAAAAGCTATGTATTTCTTAAATACGAAATACATTAGGCTTGTAGCGCATACAGAGACTTGGTTCCAACCAACTCCGTTTGTGCGTCCTACAAACCAAGATGCTCGCTTTGCGCAGATCTTGTGCTACGGAAACTTGACTTGCAGCAACCGCTCAAGGCAAGGACGTTTACATAACATCGCCTAATTTATTAGGCAGTTGGTGGGGGGTGCTTCGGCACCCCACCACCTCAATTTGGTTTAGTGGGGCAAATATGCAACGAGAAGTAGCTCTTGTTTACAGTTCAAATGCGCGACCTGCTGGTGCGAATGGTGTCCGTCCTGGGCATTATGCTCCTGGCGAAGCGGAAGGTGCTCGTGCGTTACCTGGTGTAACTGAATTTGTAGAACAGGTTCCTGCTTCTGACGCCACAGCTTTTTGTTCCGCAACGACCCGTGCGGGTACGTCGTGTAAAGCACGACCAGTCGGCGGGTCGGATATTTGTATTGGTCACACTAGACAATCGGCGGCTACCTGATGTCTTTAACTTTGGCTCAAATGCGTGCTCAAGTGCGTAGCGTTGTTGATATCGATTCAACTGATATTGACGATACGACTTTAGATACGATGATTGGTCAAGGGTTTGATCTGATTGTTTACAGTGAAAAGCGTTGGCCTTTTTATGAGGTGCGTACAACGTTTAATACTGCTAATGGAACGAAAGATTATACGCTTTCGACTATTGCTGGCGCTCCTGATGCTATAACTCAGGGTTTGCGTGACATGATCGCTATTCGGAACGATGACCATGTTTTGGAATACATCGGTTCTGATAGCGCAGATTTTGATTACCCATTGAACTCGTTACCGTCGGGCGCTCCGTGGGAGTGGAGTTTCTGGAACGACACGGTTCGTCTTTACCCTGTCCCTGACAGTGTGGCGACGATGTATGTGCGTGCTATCCGTAATCCAACTGCGTTTGGGTTGGGTAGTTCTAGTGGTTCTTCTCCTGATTTGCCTGATCCGTTTCATGCGGTTCTAGCTACGTACGCTACTGCTGCTGCATATTTCCAGCAGGAAGATCCGACGATGGGTAACCAGTACATGGCGTTGTTCCAGTCACAGCTTGATAACCTTGCTCGCCGTTACGCTGATACTCCTGCTCCGCAACCGATGATTGCGAACAGTCGAAGATCAACTCTTTACGCTGCGGGTATGGGAAGATTGAGGTACGCCAATACTGGCGGAGTGATCTGGTAACCCCTGATGGCTCGTCAAGGATTTTCTCTTGAAGTACTGGAATCATTTTCAGGTGGATTGAACCTGAGAAGCGACCAGTTCAACCTCGCAGACAACGAATCACCTGACATGCTCAACGTAACTGTTGACCCTCGTGGTGGTATTCGGATGCGTGATGGTGTTGACCGCCGAAACACAACAGCCTTAGGTGAGGACGTTAAAGGCATGTGGGGTTTCCATACCGATGCTGGGGTTAACCAGTTGATGGTTAATTATGGAACCAAAGTGGCTCATTCGGCGGTGGGCAATTTTACGGATCTTACAGGAATAACAGCAAGGACAGATGGCTCCCGTGTTTACGGGATGACAATGAACAATGTGGCTTATGGCGTTAGTTATGACAAGCCGTCATTCCGTTGGAATGGGGCAGCGGCTGCGGATCTCGGAACCACCTTTGGGGCAAGCGGCAACATGCCGCAAGCCCAATACATTGCGTTTTGGAACAACTTTGCATGGGTCGCAAACACCTATGAATCCGCAACAGGACACAAATCACGAGTCAGATGGTCAGCAGTCAACGACCCAGAAACCTGGGCGGCAGCAGACTACGTAGACATTGACCTTGGGGAACACGGTGACCAGATCACAGCACTTGTCCCTGACGGTGATCGGTTACTGATCTTCAAGACCAACAGCGTGTATGCGATATTCGGTTTTGATTCTGATTCGTTTCAGGTTGTTACTTTGACAAACGATATGGGTTCAGTGGAGCTTTCTTCTCCAGTGAACACACCGTTTGGAACATTCTTTTGGCACGCCCAAGAAGGCGTATACGTTTATGACGGCCAGAACTTTACGTGGCTGTTCAGCAAACTTGTTCCTGCTATAGATAACCAGCAAATCACTTTTGGTTCTGCACCGCAGCTTGCGTGGGGCAACAACAAACTTTATGTTTCTGTTGATTACACCGATGGGGTTGCCACTACTCGTCGAACCTATATTTATGATCCGACACTGGGTCAGGGTGGTGCGTGGGTAGCTACCGATATCGATGCTGGCCCATTGTTCTCTTATAGACCACCCAATAGTACGCCTACAGTGTTTGCTGGATGTGTGGCCAATACGGGTTCTGTGGTTGATGTTGAGGATGAACAGAAACGTGACGCTGACCGTTACACGTCAAGCACGGAAACACATATTGATTCATATTTCGTTACTCGTTGGGTAACAGGTAAAGACCCCATCGTTAAAAAGCGTTGGGGTCGTCCAAGGGCTGTTGTTTCTGCTGAAGAAACGATTACGTTGCCTATAAACATTTTTAAGGATTACGACAAATCTACGCAAACTTCTAGTTTTAGTGTGAGTGTGGAAGGTAAAACGTCTGCTTCTCGTTGGAATACAGCTAAGTGGAATGAAGCATCTGGCACGTATGTTGCTAAATGGGATGCTATTGGTCGTGATCTCACCGCTGATGTCAAAAACTTGCCTACACTTGGGACAGGACGGAGTGTAAGTATGAAAGTCAGCGGACCTACTAATAATTTCCATTGGGAAATCAATGCGCTGGCGTTCACATATACGCCAAGGAGACTGCGTTAAATGGCAACTCTTGGACCTCTAAACGATTTCAATGCAGGATCAGTAATCGTTGCTGCCGACATGAATCAAAACTTTGCGGACATTGAAACTTTTGTGAACACCACTCCTGGTGTTGTGCAGAAAGACATTGTTGATGCAAAGGGCGATCTTATTGTTGCGACCAGCGCTGACGCTGTGTCTCGGCTAGCTGTTGGCACAAACAACTATGTTTTGACTGCCGATTCTGGTGAAGGAACTGGTCTTAAGTGGGCTGCTGCGCCAGCGGATGCGACGAAAATGCCGCTTGCTGGCGGTACTTTTACTGGTTCTGTTACGTTTGATGCAACAAACACGTTTGAGGCGGCAAACACGTATCAGGGTGCCAGCCCAATGCTGTTTACGGGTGCGACTACTGGTAATGGGTACGAAATCACTATTTCGGTAACTGACCCTACTGCTGACAGGACTATTACTTTGCCTAATGCGACTGGGACAGTAGCGCTTACTAGTGATATACCCACGTCTGTGAACGGTACATCGGATAACATTATTTCTAATCAGGTCTTTAGCTAAGGGACAGATATGGCGACATATTCAAAACATCTTCTTTCGGGAAGCACAAACGGAAAGAACATTTCTGTAACAGGAACTAGCACGGGCGCATCTGTGACCGTTCATACAGCGACTTCGGGTACATCCAATTTGGATGAGATCTGGTTGTATGCGACTAACACAACTGCTACCGCTCGTGTTCTTACTATTGAGTTTGGTGGCACTACAGATCAAGACGATTTAATTGAGCTTGAAATTGCTGCTGATTCAGGGATGACACTTATTATTCCTGGGCTTCTTTTACAGAACAGTTTGGTAGTAAAAGCGTTTGCTGCTGCTGGGGATGCAATTAACTTAAACGGTTACGTAAACCGCATAACTGCATAATCGGAGGGCTTGATGTCGTTCCGACAGGACAGAACTAACCCATCATCGGCTGTTTCTAATTGGAAAGGGCGCTCGGACACCCCGAAGGGGCATCCGAGCACTCAAGTGTCTACGTGGCTTAACGGGGCTTTGTTTGGTGGTCAGATAGAAGCAACGGGTGGCACGATTAGTGATGCTGGCGGATACCGCTATCACACATTTAATTCTTCAACCAACTTTGTTGTTGCTAGCGGCGGTGATCTTGTTGACATTATGTGTCTGTCTGGAGGCGCTGGCGGCGGAGGCGGCGGCTGGTTTTCTGGCGGTTCGGCTATGGGTTGCGGCGGCGGAGGCGGCGCAGGCGGAATGCTTCAAGTAGATGAAATCACTATTGCCGCAGGAACATATGCAGTAGCTATCGGCGCTGGAGGTACAAGCCCCAACGGAGGCTACACAGGCCAAGCAGGTGGAGATTCATCTGTTGCCACGTATGCCACCACTTCTAACGGTGGTGGCGGCGGTGGCGCTTACGGTAACCCTAACGGTTTTGGTGGTGGTTCAGGCGGTGGCGGAGGACTGCAAAACGCGGGCCCGAATCTTGGTTCTGGTGCATCTCCAACGCCCGCTGGGCAGGGTTACGCAGGCGGCAACGCAACAGCGTTTAATGCTGGCGGTGGTGGAGGCGGCGCTGGCGCAGTGGGTTCTACTGGTGGTGGTTCTGGTGGTGTAGGTGGCGCTGGAATTGATTGGAAATCCCTTGGCACAACTTACGGCGGTGGCGGAGGTGGTGGTTCAGCAGGCTCAGGTAACGCCCTTGCTGCTGGAGGCGCTGGTGGTGGAGGTAAAGGCTCCTACTACGTTTCACCTTCTAACACTAATGGAACTGCAAACACTGGTGGCGGTGGCGGTGGCGTAAGAGAATTTATTACGGCAGAAGGCGGTGGCCTTGGCGGGTCAGGGAAAGTCATTATCCGTTACCCGTATGTGGCTTAGGAGAAGTTGTGGCTCATTTCGCAGAAATTGATGAAAACAACGTAGTTCTTAGAGTCATTGTTATTGCTAACGAAGATACTGCTGATGAAAATGGTGTTGAAGTCGAAAGTATTGGTGCGGCTTTTTGTGAAAATTTGTTAGGTGGTAATTGGGTTCAGGCTTCTTACAACGCCCGAGAGAATAAGTTCAGAAAACAATTTGCAGGTAAAGGTTTTACTTACGATCCTGATGCTGATGTGTTTATGGCTCCCCAGCTATATCCGTCGTGGGTTCTTGACGAAAACCATAACTGGACAGCGCCGACACCATATCCCGATGATGGCAAAGATTACTTTTGGGATGAAGATTCTGTTGGATGGGTTGAAGCGTAATGGCTGTTACGTATCGCCCCACCCACAAGTTTCTGGGACAAAACGGTGTTTCTTTAGAGTACGAATTAAGGAAACTGTCTCAAAAAATTGAAGCTATTAGCGATACGGATAGCGATATTCGTGCGGTTGCTTCGGGAGCTATGGCGATTGCCACATCTGCTGAGTCAACTGTAGGCGCTGCTTCTGCTAGTGCAGCTACGAATGCGGCAGCGATTGCGGTTAATGCTGCTGCGATTACAGTGTTACAGAACGATCTTGAAGCAGTCCGACTAGGACTTTGGAGTTAAAATGAGTTCAATATTAGCTAATGCAACGTCTTACGGTGTGTTTAAGGGCGACCAGCAATTAACTGTTGGTAGTACGGCTGTGGCTTTAACTGTCCCTGATGGTGCTGTTGGTGCGATGATTACGAATGGTGCTGAAGCTATTCGTGTGCGCTGGACTGGTACGGGTGGTGGTGATCCTACTGCTTCGGTAGGTCATTATTTGAATCCGTATTCGGTTATGGATTTGTATACGAGTGACATGACTAAAGTTAAGTTGATTCGTGTTGCTAGCGATTCTGATATTCAGGTTTCGTATTTTGGTTTGGATAACTGATGACTCTTCAACGTATTGAGCAACGTATTACTCAGACTTCTGTTGGTGATATTTCTGCTGTGACGACCACCGCTCCTTTGCAGGGCGGTGGTACGACAGGAGATTTGGCGCTTACATTGGCTCCGTTTACGGCTACTACGGCGACTGCTACGGCAGCGGATTATGTGGTTATTTCAGATACTGATGATTCTAATGCTGTGAAGAAAGCGTTGGTTTCGGATATTACTGCGTTGGCTACTGTGGATGTGCAGAGTGCGACGTTGCTTGTTGCTGGGCAGGTTTTTAGCTAATGGCTTATGCGGGTTATGGAGATCGGGCCAGTTCGCTGGGTCGTCAGACCCGTGAATACGGTTATGGGTTGAGCGATATTCAGCGTGCGAAGGAACGTATTGGTCGTTCTGATGCTATGAATAAGTTCAATGTTGAGCAGCAGGTTGGCCGTGCTGCTCGTAGTTTGCCTGGTGCTTTTAATCGTCGTGGGATGATTGATTCGGGGCAGTTTAAGCGTGCGCAGGAGATTTCTGCTGGTGAGGCTGAGTTGGCTCGCTTTGGTGTTGCTGCGCAGACTGAAGAGGCTCGGAGGCAGTTGGATCAGCAACGTAATTTGTTGGAGGAGCAGTTGTATGGTTCTCAGATTGAGGATCAGATTGCTAATGCGTTGCGTCGGTTTGCGATTGCGCAAACGGTGGG